AAGAAAACTTTTTATCTATGGTTCACACCTGAATGTGACGAATTACACGATATAAAAAGATTGCTTGACAAAAACCGCATAAGCATGAAATCCAATATGCGCAAAAAGTGGTATCAATCAGACAATGCTACATTGCAAGTTGCTTTGATGAAATTGATTGCAACGGATGATGAAGCAGCAAGATTATCAGGCACACCAAGGGAACAGAAGCAGGACAAAGATGCATTGGTTATCAAATGGAATGATTTGAATGCAGGTTGATGTATCATTGCACCCATCACAAAGGAAAGTGATTGAACAGCGCAAAAGGTTTAACACAATTAGATGTGGCAGGCGTTGGGGAAAATCAACATTGGCATTTGCATTGGCATTGGAAACAATGGTGCAACACAAAGGAAGCAAAGTGCTATACACGGCACCATCAAATGAGGAATTAAAAGGAAGGGAGCAGGAAGCACAACAAATGTTTTTGAAACTTGGTGCTGAATGCAAACAAGGTGAAATCAGGCTTGGTGAATCAATCCTGAATTTCAAAGGCATTTGGCGTGCTGATGCATTGAGAGGCAACAAATATCATAGGATGATTTGTGATGAATGGGCACATTGTGAAAATGCAGAGGATGATTGGAACTTTGTCTTGTCTCCTATGCTCACTGATTACAAAGGTGATGCATATTTCTTTTCAACACCAAAAGGAAAGAATCATTTTCACCACCTTGACAATTTTGAAAATTCATATGATGATTGGAAGTCATTTCACTATTCAACATATGAAAACCCATTGATGGATGCTGATGAAATTGAAAGGCAAAAATCAATATTGCCATCAATTGTTTTTGCACAGGAATATTTGGCAGAATATGTTGATAGGGATGCAGCAAAAGTCAAAAGAGAATGGATTAGGATATCAAATGTATTGGAGCCACAGGCGTATTATATTGGCGTGGATTTGGCAATCAGTGAAAAAGAGAATGCAGATTACACGGCAATTTGTGTCATTGGCATCACAGCGAAAAAAGAAATTGTGATTGTGGATGTCATTCGTGGCAGATGGTCATTTGTTGAAATTGGTGAAAAGATTGTGCAAATGGAAAACAAATGGAAACCAAAGGTTGTGGCAATTGAATCGAATCAGGCACAGGCATGGTTGGTCCAAGAATTGAAACGCAACACACGAATGAATGTGATTGGCATTCCATCAACAAAAGACAAGATGATAAGATTTCAACCGATTGAAGCAAAATATGAAAGAGGGCTTGTATATCATGTGCCACATTTGATGCCTGAATTCACAGATGAATTATTATCATTTACCGGCACGAAACAAGACAGGCATGATGATATGATTGATGCCTTGTCAATGGCATTCAGTGCAATTAGAAAAACACCATCAGTACATGTATAGGATTTGAACAATGTCACTTTATAACAACATTCTTGAAAGAGTCAAATTCATTGCAGGTGGAATTGCAGAAAAACGCAATAAACCGCCAATAGCATACCTGAATGATGGCAGAGGCATGACAAGTCAAACATCAGGAAATGAATTGACTGTGAGTGCTTACGGCACTGTTTTCGCATGTTTACAAATGCGAGCGAATGGACTGATGTCAGTTGATATGCAATCATTCAGAGAATTGAATTGGGAAAAAGAAGAACTTGCAAACAGTCATTGGATCAATAGACTTTTGTCAAATCCAAATCCATATTTCACAACATCACAAATCATGAAAGGAATTTCAAATTGGTATGATGTGAATGGAAATGTTTTCCTATGGACTCCAACGCTCGGACATGATGTGCCATTGCAAATGTGGGTGCTGAATCCGACAAGAATGCGAGTTGTTAGGGGTGGTGACAATTTCATAAAAAAATATGTGTATCAATCCGCAAATGATGGTGCATTTGAAATTCCTGAAAATGAAATATGCCACATTGCAAATATATTTCCATCATCATCAAAACCTGATGAACTTATTGGCATGAATATATTTGGGCGCGGTCTTGTTTCGGCTGTTTTGCCATATGCACAAATAGATGGTGAGGTATCGGACTACTTACAAAGATTGTTTGCAAATAATGCGGTTCCACCATTGGTTGTGACATCATCAGAAAATGTTGATGCTGAATTATGGCAATCATTGAAAGAGCAATGGAATGAAGCCCTGCCAAATTACAAATTGAGAGCATTGTTATCAGGTGGATTGAATATGTCATTGCCACCTGAAATGCAAATTGGAATTTCATATGATTCCGTTTCAAAGGATGTTAGATCACAGATTGCACAGGTGTTTGGGGTTCCATCAGGAATGCTCACAGGTGAATTCCAAAACAGAGCAACAGCAGAGGTTCAATATGCAGTTTTCAGACAGCAAACAATTGACCCTGTTGCAATGTACATTGCAGAAGAATTGACAAGACATTTCAGAAGATTTGAAGATGATGTTTTGATTCAGGCACAGCCATATGAATTTGCTGATGTTGAAAGTCAAATCAAGCAGGAAGAATTTGAATTGAAATATGGCATCAAAACAATCAATGATGCAAGGCGAGAAAGAGGATATGATGCAATAAATGGTGGTGATGTTGCAATGCTTGTCAATGGCTTAGTTCCCATTGATACGGTAGTGAATATGCCAAAACCTGTTTCTGTTCAACCACGGGCATTAGAGACGGCAAAAATGAGTATTGTGCCACGGTCATTCCCTATGCAAACAGCAGAGGCGAGGGCAGAGAATTGGCGCCAATATGATGAAATGTCACAAAGCATTTCGGGAAAATTGGGAATCATAGTCAAATCTTTTGTCAATGAATTCAATCAAGAAACCATGAATGCAATTGACAATGGACAGGAACCTGTTGTGTCTTATGGATTGAATGCAAACCAACAACAGCAATTGCAAAAGGTGGTGAATGAATCAGTTGATACAATTACACAAAAAGTGTTGAAAGACTTTTCAATGGGAAAAGAGGATTTGACAGGAGAACTTGGACAGCAATTGCAATCTATGTCAAGGGAATTGAATGCAAAGATTGTTTCATCAGTTTCGGATTCAATGGACTTGATAAAACAAGATGTGATTGAAACGATTGCTGAAAATGCAACGCAACCAAAAGAAGTGATTGAAGAAATATTGCAAAGGGAATTCAAAACACTTTCAACATCGCGTGTTCAAATGATTGCACAAACAACGGCAACATCAGTGACAACAGGAACACAAAAGACAGTGTTCAAATCTTTCAAAGTCAAATCAATGTGGAATACAGAAAGGGATGGCAGGGTCAGACCATCACACAAAGCAATTGATGGACAAATTGAAAATGAACTTGGTTGGTTCAAATTTGATGATGGTTCATTGATTGACAGACCTGCAGGAGAATCGCAAGGTGGCACAACAGTCAAGGCATCAAATGTAGTTAGGTGCAGATGTTATCTATTTCCTGTGCAATAATCATGGCAGGATATAAACCAACAGAAGGCATGAAGATTGAAGCACAGCGCGCTCTTGATTGGGTTGATGAAGGCAGGCGTGGTGGCACTCGAATTGGAAAGATAAGGGCACGGCAAATTGTGGCAGGTGAAAATCTATCATATGATACCGTCATTCGCATGTACTCATTTTTTGCACGGCATGAAGTTGACAAGAAAGCAGAAGGATTTGAACCTGATGAAAAAGGCTATCCATCAGCAGGTCGAGTTGCGTGGGGATTGTGGGGTGGTGATGCAGGATATACATGGTCAAAGAATATCAGAGACAATGAACAGGCAAAACAAAACAAAGGAATACAAATGAGTAATATTATTCACCGTGAATTCAATCTTATAAAGCGCAATGGCGAAGATTATGAGATGGAAGGCATGGAACCAAAAGATGATGGCATATGGTCATTCACAATCAGCACACCTGATGTGGATAGATACGGCACCATCATTGTGCCATCGGGCATTGATTATTCAGCATACATGAATAATCCTGTTGTGCTTATCAATCACAAGTCGGACTATTTGCCAATAGGGAAATGCTTAGGATTTTTCCTGAATGGTGAAAATTTAGAAGCAACAATACAATTGGATATGAATGATGAAAAGGCAATCAAAGTCAATGACAAAATCAAGAATGGTTTTGTGAGTGCAGTTTCCGTTGGCATCATTCCGATTGAACAAACAGAACAAAATATAGATGGCGAAAAAGTCACGACATATACTAAATCAGAATTGGTTGAATTTAGTGTTGTGACAATCCCTGCAAATAGGGATGCATTGATAAAGAAAACATTTGAGAATCAGCAGCAAAAAACATACAAACAAATTTTGAAACAAATTGGAATCAAGAGAATGTTAACACCTGAACAAGTTGTTGCAATCGAAGATCAATTGTTGCCTGTTATCAAGGAAGCAGCATTGCTATTCTTGAAAGAAGAATTGGCAATTGATGAAGAATTGGCAACACAGGCAGCAGAAGAAGGAACAGTTGCAATGGCAGAAAAAGTCATGGCAATTTTGAACCCTGATGCAACAGCAGAAGTTGAACCGCAAGTTGAACCTGCACCTGCAGTTGCACAACCAACAGAAACAGTAGAAGCATCATTTGAGACAAGAGCAGGAAAAAAAATCAGTGCAACAACAATGGCAATGATTATGGAAGGTGTCGGAATGATAAATGAAGGCAATAAGAAAATCACAAAAGCAATAAACACAGAGCGTGGTTTTTCAATTGCAACAATCAAGAAATTGAATGCAGATGAAATTTTGGAATCTATCAAAGGAAACAAATAATGAATAGTAATATCATTACAACAACAAAAGAGGATTTGACAAAAGCAATCGAATCCCGTGCAAATGAAATTGCAACAGAAAGAGTTCGCAATATGAATCCAATGAATGCACCGCAAGTTGGATATGTGAAAGTGAAAGCAGACCATGATACAAAGAATGAGCAGGCTCGCATTGTTGGTGAATACATCACAGCATTGACAAAGGGCAAATTGGGTATTGCAGAAGATATTGCAAACAGAGCAAATGAAAAGTATTTGACAAGAGCAAATTTCAACACAGGAACAAATGCACAGGGTGGATTTGCGGTTCCTCAGTTTTGGGTTGAGGAAATCATGTCATTTGCTGATCGATTTGGATATGCAAGAGCATTGGCAAAAATCTATCCAATGCGTGGCAAAACAGAAAACATTACATCATCAGGTGCATTCAGTGCAGCGGTTGTTGCTGAAGGTTCATCACTGACATTGACAGACAGTGCAAATTTCTATACAGGCACAGCACTCACAGCAAAGAAAATTGTTGGTGGATGTATTGTATCTGATGAACAATTGCGTGATGCAACACCTGCATTTCTTGATTACACAATTCAAGGTTTGGCACAGGCAATTGCAGAAGCAGAAGACAAGCAGTTTTTCAAAGGCACAGGAAATGCACCCGAATTCACAGGTTGCACAATCCTTTCAGGTACATCAGTAATCAGACAAGGTGGTGCAAACAATTCAGGCAAAGATGCATTTGAAGACATATCATGGAAGGACTTAATCAATCTTCGCTTGGGTGTGAATTCAGGTGTTGGTGCAAATGGTGTATTTGTTGTGCCACAATCTGTATTTGGTTATCTCTTGAAAGAAACTGATGCAGTAAATGGTCGTCCTATTTGGGATATGATTCGTCCTTTGGAAGTGACATCAATTGGACTCACAGCACTTGAGAACAATACCTATGTTACACCAACAGGTCGCCCAATGCATGTTGTCCCTGATTCATTGTTTGCGACATCAGCAGCAAATGTTGCATCAGCAGTTTATGCAGATTTTTCACAGTATTCAATCCTTGGTATTCGTGAGGATATCACAGTTGATGAATACAAAGAATACTTTGCAGCAACAGGTCTTGGTGGAACACAACAACGCGGAATCATGGTCACTGAATCAATTGGAATTGCATTCCCTGCACCATCAGCAATCGGCGTTCTCAAAACATCAACAACCTAATTTTGAATGAATGAAAAGGGTGCAGGGCAAATGTCTTGCATCCGATTTTTCAAAGGAATGAAATATGATACATGCAAAAGTGATAAGAGCATTTGGCGGTTTGGATGAAGGCAGAATCACGGAATTGAATGATGCAGATTTTGCCAAGTTGGAAGAGCGTGGATATGTAGTGAGAGAGGATGCAAAGGCATCGGAAACAACAAAGAAAACATCAGATAAAAAGGCAAATACAAAATGAGTTATTCAACGGCATACCCAAGATTGCAGGCATCATTCTTTCAATACAATAATTTGGAATTATCAGGCGATCAATCATCAGAGGATGCCGTATTGTATGAATGGTTTGATGATGTTTTTGATATATGCTATGCAGAGGCTGAATCATATTGTGGTCAGCCCTTGCGTGCATCATCAGTAAATTATGTTTTTACGCATTCTCAAGCCCGCCACGGCTTAGAAAGTAAGCACAGGTGGAAATATATCCCCTACACAGCAAACACGGCTCTGACAGCATTGCAATGGAAGGCAGATGAATTTGCAACCTATGCAAATGTCAATGCTCAAAATTATGCATTCAGTACAGACAATGGATTGAATTTTGTGATATATAGGAATATCAATTCAGGGATGTTCCGCGCAACATTGTCAACAGGGTATTCAGATTCAACAATGCCAAATAATGTTTTGCAAGGCATTACGGAAATGGCATCATGGATATACAAGAATTCAGCAACAGGTGGTAATTGGTTTGGGTTGAATTCTGTTGCAACAGGTGGCGCAGGTCAAAGCATCAATGCATCAATCAGCACTGACATCAAATGGCAAAGACATTTTGAAAAATTCAGGATTGCAACAGTCTAATGTTTTCAAAGGAACAAATCACAAATATCATCAGACCTGTTGTTGCAGATCAATTACAACAGTTTCCTGCATTCATGCAATTGTCCATTGCAAAGTTTATCAAGAATCAAGGTGCAACAGGTGGTGAATCAAATCGTGCACCTGTTTTCAATACAGGCAATCAATTGTTTTCAGTTAGTGGTGCTTTGTTCAAATCATTCATCAAGAATAAAGAAAACAATATCTACAAGGCATCGCAATCAGGCAGTCAATTTACTTTGGAATATGGAAGCAAAATTCCATATGCAAAAATTCACGAGGTTGGTGGATTCATCAATGCAATCAAAAGGGCATCAAGTGTAAAGCGTAAAAAAGAAACCTATGTGATGGCGCAATTCTTTTGGCGCAAATACATGGAAACAAAAGCACCATTTTTCAAAAGGATTGCATTGTCCATTGAAAAGAAAGGTGGTGTGAATATTAAAGCAAGACCATATTGGAAACCCGCAATTGAAGATTTCAAAAGGAATGGACAACCGAAATTTGAAAAGCAAATGAAACAGGCAATTGTCCAAGGTATCATTGAACTGCAAAACAGAACACGGAACTAAAAACATGTCAAGAGAAAAACACTTAACTGATGCCATAACAAATCAATTGAATACAATGTCAGGTGTGAAAGTATATGAACAAATACTATTGCACAAATATGAATCATATGGCTTTGATTATGTAGGCATTTATGGAAGCACTGATGAAAGATTCACAGAGTCTTTGGAAGATATGTCTGCTGTTTCCGATTTGGGCAAAATTGATATCTATCTTTTGCTTGGAAATGCAGTCAAGAAGCAACCAACACTTGGCAAGGCATCACTAAGATATGCAATGCAAGATTTGGCAGAAAAAGTTGAATGGTGCTTGACAGATTTGGAAGTTGAAAAATATGTATCTGATTATGAACAAACGACATTTTCATCCGTTCACTTTATTGGTTCGGAACCCGTCACATTTTCAGATGATGAAACAAAGGGATTGACATTGATGACATTCAGAATTTTTTACACAAGGATTTCATGAAAGAACAATTGCTATCAGTTTGTGTGATGCATCCAAAGGAATGCAATCTATCAATGCTGATTTCAAGATTGCCAAAAGATGCACAGATTGTTTCATGCATGATTCAACAGGTTAATGAATATGATGAACAATTTGAATTGATTGCAGACACACCAAAGATTGTGACATTGCAATACAAGTACAAGGATTATGGCATTGACTTTGATTTCAGTGCAATTAGAAACATGATGGATTTTTATGCATCAGGAAAATGGGTTTTGCATATTGACTCTGATGAATATATTGCAAATCATCCTGATGATGTGATTGATGAAATAAAGTCAATGGATGCAGAAGGTGTTGTTGCAGGTTGGACATCAATTGCAGGCATCACATTTGACAAACCTGAAAATGCACATGTTCGTGAAAGATACGCACTGCACAATTGTAGATTGTTCAAAAGAAATTCAGGCATTGATTGGGAAGGGATATGCCATGAGATACCAACAACAAATGGAAATGAATTGCCGTTTCATGATACCAATATCATTTTGATTCATGATGGATATGCAATTGAAAAAGATTCATTCAACCCAAAGGCAGAGAGAAACGCAAAATTGCTGATTCGAGAATATACAAGAAAACCCTCACAAAGGGTTTGGAATTATTTAGTAAAGACGTTTTCACATTTAAGCAAGGAATAAAAATATGCTAGTAGGTGGCGCAAATCATACCGATTTTTTCACAGCATTTGAATCAAATGGTGTTCCGTTGTTTGCAACAACAACAGTGCCATTGATTTCACTCACAAAGAAAATCAAAACATCAGTAACGAGAACAAATTTCACAATTGACCAAAATGAAGATGATCCTGCATTGACAGCATTTTTGACTGACTATGCACCACAAACACAGGCAGCATCAGATTCAGGTGAATATGAAGATGGAGTCAAATTCAATTCAGCAACAGCAGCATCACAGACACTTGGCAAAATCACTTATGGTTCAAAATATGCAGGCACAGTTCCTGCCTATCAGAACAAAAGAAAAGTTGTCATCATGCTTTGCAAATTGGCACAGGATGTTGGGGCGTTCGACATGGAATCAGGCAAATATACCAAGCCAAAAGTTGGTGGTGAAATTGTCAACAATGACACATTTGTAACCGTTCCTGCATCAGCATTCCAAAGTAAGTTTGTCACATTGGGAACAGCCACATTTGTGACAATCCCTGAAGACAGAGGATATGTTGAACTTTGGCTCACAGCATCAGCGTAATTGATTGGATTATGGACAGGTCACAGATTGTGCCCTGTCCTTTTGTTTTGTTTAACCATGGGCATTTATAGGGCTTTTATGACTATTTATTACAACGGCAAAGAATACAAAATTGAATTGCAATCTATTTTGTCACAAAAACTATACAATGAGGTCACACCTTTATTGAATGAACTTGAAAGATCACAGGGAGCACAAAGCGCTTATGAATCTTTATTGCAAAAAAGAATTCTTGGTGATGATTATTTCAAGGGCAAAATAAATTTGCTCGAAGGTTCAAATGCATGGGCAAATGTCAAAGATGATTTCAGATTACAGGAAATTGTTGCGGAAGTGATATTGACAATTCGAGAAAATATCTTTGAACATATTTCATTGAATGAACAGACCATTGGAATCATATTCAACATGCTGAAAATTTGTATCAATTGGAAAAAGGCTGAATCACAATATCCTGATGCTGAATTCTTGGCAGCACTCAAATCAGAATCATCATCTGAATTTTGGCAGGAGCAGGATTTGAATTCCATCCTTGAACAATTGAAATTTTTTCGTGGCAATGTATTGGGCAGAATCAAAACAAGTATTTGATATGTTGAATGAATGGGTTGTTTTCAATGACCCTGATGATGATAAGTATGTGCAGGATGATGAACCATTGGCATTGAGATATTTGGATGAATCAATCATTGATGAATATTTTGTTTTTCGCAACATTGCAAATGGAAGCACAGTTGAATTCACTCACCTTTGGAATGAAGTGAGCAGGTTGCAAATGTTTCGTTTGTATGCAATGAATCTAACATACCACAAAGAAAGAAACCACAAAGGATAGCAAATGGCAAATGATGTAACAATGAAAGTTGGTGTTGACACCAAAGATGCAGAAGAGGGATTCAAAGATGTTGTGGAAATGGCATCAAAATCAGCATCAGATGCACAATCAAAATTCAGTGATATTTTCAAGGGTTCATTTGCGGGTGGATTTGCAGCGGATTTTGCAGGTGATGTCAAGAATACTTTGATGCAAGGCGTATCGGCAGCAGTTGATGCAGGAAGCAATTTTGAAAAGGCATTGCAATCCGTTTCCGCTGTGACAGGTGTGACAGGCGCGGGTCTTGATGATTTAGGTACACGGGCACAGGATTTGGCATTGCAATTTGGTGGGAGTGCCACAACACAATTAGAAGCATTCCAAACAGTACTTTCAAAATTTGGACCCGATTTGGCAAAGACACCTGAAGCACTTGGAACTGTTGCTGAATCAGTGAATGTGCTTGGCAAGGCAGCAGGATTGGATGCAAAACAATCAGTTGATGCTTTGTCAAATGCCATGTTGCAATTTGGTGTTGATGCATCAGACCCTGCAAAATTGGCACAGGAATCAGGAAGGTTCATCAATGTTTTGGCAGCATCGGCAAAGGTTGGTGCAGCGGAAATTCCACAGGTATCGGAAGCCATATTGCAAGCAGGTGTTGCAGCAAAAGGTGCAGGCTTGTCATTTGAAGAAACCAACGCAGCGATTCAAGGTCTTGCAGTTGGTGGCAAAGTTGGAAGTGAAGCGGGTGTTGCACTTAGAAATGTGATTGGCAAATTGATTGATGGTGGTGGTGAACAGAAAAAGGTTTTGGAATCTGTTGGACTTTCATACAAGCAATTAGGCACGGCATTGACAACATCGGCAGAAGATGGTGGCGGTCTTGCATCAGCATTGGAAATGTTGAAAGGTGGATTGGACAAAATCAAAGACCCTGCAGAAAAAGCAGCAGCAGCGGGAAAATTATTTGGTGCAGAAAATGCAAGTGCAGCGGGGATTCTTTTGGATCAAGTTGACAATATTAAATTGTTCACAGAGGGTGTGACGGGTACGAATGAAGCAACAGTACAGGCAGCAATCAATCAAGATACATTGGCATCACGATTTGAAAAAGTCAAGGCAGCGATTGAAGTCGGATTGATTAAGGCATTCCAAGCATTGACACCAATTGTGAAATTTGTCTTTGATAATTTTGCAACCATTGCAACAGTCCTTTCACCGATTGCAGTTGGATTGGCAGCAGCGGGCATTGCAGCATTCACATCATCAGCGGGATTCCAAGCGTTTTCACTTTCAACATTTCTTGCAAATTCAGCAGTGATTACATTCACTGCATCATTGCTTGCAAATCCTATATTCTTGATTGCAGCAGCAGCAGCAGCAGCCGTTGTTGGTATTGTTGCAATTGCTGATGCCATGAATGTATCTGCAGAAGAAACAATATCAAATGCAGAAGCACAGCAAAAGAATATTGAAACGCAACAGCAGATGAATAGGGAAATGCAACAGGGCGAAATTCAGACACAATCACTTGTCAATGAATTCCAAACATTAGCGGGCAAAACAAAACTAAGTGCTGATGAACAAAAAAGGATGCAGGAAATTCAATCCAAGTTGGAAGAAAAATACCCAAAGTTGATTGATGCCACAAAATCCTATAAAGAAAATTTATCAGGTGTTGAACAGATAGGGAAAACATCAGCAGTAACATTAGGAAAATTACGCGATCAAAGTAATGAACTTGAAAAGGAATTCAAAAGAGCTTCAAGGGAAATCATCAGAGGGAAAAGGGAATTGGCCCTTGGTGATTTGTATGATTCCACTACTACTTTGATTGGTGGTGCAACGGCATTGACAGACAAAGTGCAACAATTCAAAGAGGCAATTTACAAAGCAAGCACAGCGGGCGAAATTGATGCAGCAACATTGTCAATAATTAGGACGGCAAATCAATTAGGTGATGCAGGTTTTGGCGGTGCTGAAAAACGAAATCAATTTGTTGCAAACATCAGGAATGCATCACAACAGGCAGCAGCATATTTAGATTTTTACAAGAAAAAGGCAGAAGAACCAATAAAGCCTGTTGTTGAAATTAAGGATCCAAAAGATCCAAAAGACCCAAAAGACAAACCAAAACCACCAAAGCAAGATGATCCAAGATTGCAAGCAATTCAAGATGTGATAACAGCAGAAAGTGCATTGCAAGAGAAATTGCAAGAGAACGCACAGGCAATTGCGGACAGTCAAACTGCAGGCGTATTAACAGGAGAACAGCAGAAGAAATTGTATCAGGATGAACTTGATAGATTGAAAAAGATTTTGGATGCAAAAGGGGAATCAATTGTATATGACAATAAGCAATACAAATCTATTCAAGAGGTTGGCAATATATCTGTCAGTGCTGATGGCAAAGTGATTTCAGGATTGAAAGGCAAAGCAGGTGAAATAGAAAAGGTGAGAGAAAAGGCTGCAAAGTTTTATGATGATATTGATGACAAAATCAAAAAACTCAATACATCACTTGTCAAGATTTCAGCAACAGAAAACAAAGAGATTTTCAAGACAACATTGGATGCATTGAAAAGCACATCAGAGGAATTGCGTAAAAATGCAACAGAACAATTGACTGTCAAATATGCATTCACTGTTGATGAAAAAGTATATTCGGATTCCATTGCCAAATTGAAATTGGATTTTGAAACAGCAAACAATGAATTGAATGCAATCAAAATCAATGGTGATGAAAAGCAACAGGCAGACATTGAAAAGATACTTAGAGAAAATCTTGAAAAGCAAAAGACAATTGAAACTGAATATGCAAATATAGTTGAAAGAATCAAGGTTGAAAAACAAACGGATGCAGACAAACGCCGTTTGGATTTGGCATTGTTGGATTTAAAAATCAAGTTTGAAAAAGAGCAGGAAGAAAACAAAGGTAATTTCACAAAGCTCGAAGAATTAGAGACAGCATACCTAATTGAAAAAGCAAGATTGCAGGAAGAATTCGACAGGCAAAACAACATCTTGTATGGTGTGCAAATGGCATTGCAAACATCCATGATGGAGCAATTCAACATTGGTAGGTTGATGGAAGAGAGAGAGGCAGGAAGGGCATTGAGAGAGGAAAAGCAAAAGGCATTGCAGGATGAAGAATCAGACCTTGAAAAATCACTTGCAGACAGGTCAATATCATTTGAAGAATACCAAGCAAAGATTGCAGAGATTCAACAGAAAAGAATTGATGCAGGATTGGAGCAGGAAAAACTTGGTGATTCTCTTTTGAAAGATTTGAAGATTGCAGGTGACAAAGCATTGTCAACAATCCTAACAGATCAAGGCAATAAGTTGACAGCATCCGCAAATGAAAGGGCGCAAAAGCAAATTGCACTTGATGCAAAAGTTTCTGAAGCAAGAAAAGCATTGGCAGAATTGGAAGGCAAAGGAACATTGGAGCAATTTACAAAAGCACAAACTGATTTGAACAAAGCACAGGCAGAAGCAGCAAAGAATGATGAAGATGTCTATGGATTCAGGACATCCATATTAGAAGAATATGCAGGCAAAGCAATCACTCAATTGTCTGTATTGGCAGCATCAGGAAAAGCAACATTGGCAGATGTTGGAAAAGTGACATTGCAAATTGCATTTGAATTATTGCAAAAACAGATTCCAATTTGGGTGGCATCAATATTTGGAACAGAGGTATCTAAAATGGGATTGGCAGGTATTGCAACGGCAGGTGTATTGACAGGTGCATTGTATGGATTATTTGCAGCAGCACAATCAGCAGCAGGATTCAAAGATGGTGTTGTATCATTGGAAGGTGATGGCACGGAAACATCGGACAGCATTCCCGCATGGCTCTCAAAAGGTGAATCAGTTATCACAGCCCGTGCCACGAAAAACAATGTTGATGAATTGAAATGGATGAATGAGACAGGTTTGCCAATTAGGGAATTTTACAGAATGCAAATGTCACATACATCAGTAAGTGAGGATGGACAATTGGTTCATGAAATTAGACAATTGAAACAAGTGACTGAAAATCTTGGTGTGCAAATTACTCGCAATACAAAAGTTGATGTGCATGGTGTTTTGCATGCTGATGGAAATTCCATAAGTGCAATGATTGAAGCAAACCGCAAAAAGAATTCAAGGAGGTTTTGATGTCACGATTTTGGGTAAAAATTGAAGGCTGTGATGTTGACACATTCAGCACAGGAAATGCAACCTATACTGCAATTCAGATTCCAATTTTGGGAATGTTTCCATCATTCGATATTGAATCAGGCAGTGATGTGTCAATGCAAGGCAGAGAGATTGGACAGAGAAAAATCAGGCGTGCATTAGAACTTGTTTGTTTTCCAAATAGTACATGGATGGACAATCCAACAACCTATCTGAATACTGATTCAATTATGTTTCTTTTGGATTCTGTTTTGCAAAGAAAGTTTGTGCGGTTGAATGCACCTGATGCTCCAAAAGTATTACCTGATAGATACCGTGATTCAACAAATTTTCCAAGAACATCAGCACTGATTCCATTTGTTTTTGTTAGGTGTGAAATTGCAAACGAAAAAGCATGGGCATCAGGAAATGAGAAATTGACATTGACTTGCTATTCACGTGATCTTGCATCAAGGGTTTAATACATGGCATACAAAAGATTCTATTCAGAATGGACAGATGAGAATGATTGGCAATATACATTGTATATCATTCCAAGCAATGCGAACATCAATCCATCATTCCCAAGTCAAGCAGGATTCTTTGACAGCACTTTCACATTGGTTGAATTGCCTGATGATTTCATAATGGAAGATATGAAACTTTCAACAGAACTTGGTGAAATTCCTGTTGGACTTGTATCACAAACTTTGCAAATGACATTGAATATTGCAGCATTGCAAGGCACGGCAAACTATGATGAATTACGTGAGCAATTATTGCAGGGTTCAACATCAAAAGGCATTGACTACAATGACATTGGAGAGGGTGGAAGTCTATATGATAAGTTTGGAAACTATTATGATTTTGGTGTTGGTAGTTTTCAGAAATTCAACACATTCATTTTGATGGTCAATGATGGAAGTGGATTGAGACCAATTTTTATTGGATGCCAAAAATACAGTGCAGAGAATGAATTAACAGTCAATAAGTTGTCAGAGATATTGGAATTCAAGATTGAATGTTTTGATGTCATGAGGTGCATAGGAGAGGCAATCAATCACAATATGTTTGTGAATGATATGATTGAAGGCATGTTGACACCACCAATTACAATTGATTATGGTGATGGGTATGTTGAACTATCAAGTGAGCAAAAATACCGTGTGGATTTATATGAAGATAACTACACAGATTCCCGTGGCAACATAAGACATGCAAGAGATTATGCCCCAAATAACATTGTATACAATACATCAACATTTGAAAGAATGCGAACAAAGATGCAAGCATTGTTTACAAGGTATATGAGAGGATTCACATGGAATTTGTCATCATCAATTTCATTGCCTATCCCTTTTGCAAAGGCATGGACATTCTATCAGCAAAGGACAATATATGGGAGCGTTCCAACAAATGTAATTTCAAAGCCTGCATATATCAGTGAGATTTGGCAATTGTCTGATGGCACAGGTTCAACAACGCCAAAATTGATGGGCGGTGCATTGAAAGATCCAACAGCATTAGGTAAAGTTGGGAATGCATATGAAATATTGAAATTGATTGTTGAAAACACTTTGGAAAATTATCGGATTGTTTATGCATGGTCATCAGTATCGGGTTGGTTTTCGGCAACATACACGGCTGATTTTATCAGACCATTGACAGGCAGTGGTATCACATTCAATTCATCAAATACATATGGGGATGTCAAATTCAAACTATTTCAAGAGACTGTCAAATCAGTAGATATTTCATGTTCTACATTGCAAGGTGAAAAAGACAATAAAGTGTTTCCATATTCAGAACAGGGAACATCAGGAGACAATTCAAAAGATGTTGAAATTGTTTTCCATAATTTACCAAGTGCAACAAACAGGGGAAATGATTACAACAGAAATGCAATCAATACAGGCATGATTTTGTATGTAATTACCCAGCTCGGAAGAGCAAAGAAAGTTGATTCAACCTGTCAATTTAAGTATTCAAATACTGATGCAATTAAATTGCAATATACCGATGTGCCATCATCAGGTGAAAACAAACCATATGGCAAAGATGATGCATTTGGAGCTGCAATGATTGTTGAACAGCAAACAGCGGGCGTGCCATATACAATGGCATATTCACTTGTCAAGGCATTAGGAGATGCAAAGGAAACAGAAATATCATTCAAGACAAAACATTCCATTTGTGGTTATGAAGATGTTGGTGCAAATTGCACAATCAATATGAATGATATGAATTCATTGATAACAAAAATTTACAATGCGAACACAGGAACAGCAGTGATAACAAAACATGATTTGGATGTGTTTTCAGGAGATGTTGAATTGACTGCAAGGATGTATGCATGAAATATAATGAACCAATAAGACCTGCAGGAATTGGCAGGAAACAAGTTGCATTTCCAACAGGCAACCAAACATCAGAATTGCAATCACTTGAAATTGATTTCAATACAATCGCAAATGATTCAACAGGAAGTCAAATTGAAGCAAGAATATCGAATGCAATTGGCATTGCAAAATCAAGTGCAACAGCAGCAGCATCGGATGCACATAAAAAGTCACAGAACTATCCATTTGGAATGATAGGCATAACAGATTTTGCATTGTCAGGACTTGCAGCAATTACAACAAAAACATTGATTCCCTTTCGTACTGTGAATGTATTGAATAGCAATTTCCAATATGATGCAAGAGACAGAATGATATATGTCAATGAAGCAGGTTGGTATTTGGTGCAGTGCTTTTTCTATTCAACAACAGTGCAGGGGAATCATGACTATGCATTGTCATTAGAAACAAATGTAGGTGGTGGTGGATTCAATGAAGTCTATACACCTTTCATGGATTTCAGAAGCACAAACAAGCACCCAAATTTGAATGGCACAGCAATTGTCAATTTGCCAAATCAAAATGGATTGTTAAACCAAGCGGGCAGGTATGGTTTCAGGATATATTTGCACGGCACAATGGGTTTTGCATCATTCCTGAATTCCAATACACAATGCACATTGAATGTTTTCAAATTGGCAGACATTTTTGAAGCAAATAGATTATTCACAATACCCGTATAAACATCATGCCTATTTTTTACGCAGGACAAACAGGACAAGAAAAGGTCCAATCAATATTTGATTTTGGCACATTAGACACAGTTGCCTATGCATCAGGAGATATTCTCACATCATCAGCAATTGCAATTCCAAATGCATCAAGATTTGCAGGAGACACAGGCACAATATTGAATATTGATTTTGTGGAATCAACATCAGGAACTTTACAAAAGCCGAATTTGCGGTTGTGGTTATTTGGACAGAACATCACACCATCATCAAGGAATTCAGCACAGGCATTTACCAAAGCACAATTTGATGTTTGCATTGGTTATTTTGATATTGCAAATGCAAATTGGTTAAATGGTGGAACAGGCACAGCATTCATTCAAGCAACAATCAATTTGCCGTATGGATTGCAACCAACATCAACATCAATCTACATGGTGCCTGAAATTCGATCAGCTCACACATTCCACAGCACTGCAAAGATTACAGGCACAGCAGTCATTGCAATTGATTAAGGGGATTTTAGATGGCAATAACAGTAACAGATGTTAATGATGGTGCATCAATCATCATTGATGAAAATGCAATAAGGGCAGTTTATGAAATGGATATCTATCGAATGGTACTGATGGCAAACGGAAGTATCTATGATGTCACAGAATCATACAACACATTGACAGGAGAATTGCCACCAAATGGTGGTAATGTCTAAGAATAGTGGGAATGTCTAAGAATGGTGGTAATGTCTAAATGACAAAAAAATTTTCGTGGCTAACTTATTCAAATGTAATGGGTTAGCCTTTTTTATTTTGACTATTTGAAAATAATGTTTGCAAGTGGTTCGCATATTCCCTATGTTTGTGATGTAATAATTGAAACACAAACAATATCGGAGCAGGAAACATGGAATACAAAAACCAAACAATATGGAACACTCCATTGAGAGCATTTGAGATGTATGTTGACTCAATTGATAAACTTAATTTATTCAACACCTTGGCAGATGAATTCAGAACAAATTTCAAAAGCATGTTGAATAGTATGTCTGAAAATGACAAAACACACTATACATACAGAACAGTAATGATGAAAATGTGGTATGAAGGAAAAATTTAATTTTTTGTTTGGTAGTGGTTCGCATATATCATATATTGCATTTGTAATTAAACACACACAATTATTTTTTGGAGCAAAGACATGACAAATTATGCAATGAAGAAAACTGAAACAGGGCGTAAAAACGGTAAATACATTTACCAAGTAGTTGACAGCAACGGGAATGTAAAAGCAGAAAGAATATCTAACAAAGATTATGTAGCATGTACAAGTGGTGGCACTTATTTTTTCGGGCGTGTTGACTTGATAGGCAAGGGTGAGCACGGCTATATGATTAGAAACACAAATTGCGACAGATTGCGTGAAAGCATAACAAATATCGCATATTTAATTAAGTAATGATAAAAAATAGAGCAGGGCAGGAAACTGCCCTAATTATTCAAAACAATTGGAGCATAATATGAAAGACAAACAAGGCAACAGAATCATGAATGAAATGGCACACATCAAAGGACAAATGTCAAAGATTGGGAAACTGATGAATTCCTTTGTGCCTGATTCTCATGACTATGTCAAATCATTTGATGAATGGCTTGACTCAACAAGAGACGGCGTGCAATATCATGGCAGATGGATTAAGGCATCCATAGCAATCAAATATGCAATGCCTGATGTTTACGAAATGGATTTGGAAAAATACACAAATGAGAAATTCATGCAAGACAAATTGACATCACCATCTTATTCAGATTTGGTTGATGATTGGTTGAACCTGATGGAAGAATACAAGGCACTTAAATCACAAACGGAAAATGAACATGCATAACGAATACGAATCACCTGCACAATTGAAAGAGGACAGGGACTATTGGAAACATCGATTCATTGAATATAGAAAAGATGTTGAATTCTTTGTCACAATCACACTTGCAATTGTATTGACAATATGTGTTGAACTCATTATCAAAAATATATCAAAGGCACCCTATTGAAAACAAAACAATGGATGACAACGGCAGAGGCAGCGGAAATATTTGGAGTCACACAAAGATACATTCAGTTTCTATGTTGTGGCAGGAAACGGCAAAAGGGAAAAAGGACATGGTATGTTGAACCTAAATTGAAACATATCAAATATCAAATGTCAGTCAAGAATAAGAAAATGATGTTGGTTGACATGAATGAAGTCAAAGCACTATTCACAAAGGAGCATGAAAATGCAAATCACAAAGAAGGATGAATCATTAAAACTTGAATCATTTACCATCACAATCTATGGAGAAGCAGGAGCAGGAAAAACAACACTTGGCAATACGGCAAAGAATGCAATTACCTTTGATTTTGATGAAGGGCACCAAAGATCAAAACTTTCTTCTGATGTATTCGAGCGTGTCAATTACAAGGAAATTGCAACAGAATCAAAATTGCGTGCATTGCTCACAGGATATGACACAATTGTAATTGATACGGCAGGTGCAATGATTGATTCAATCAAAGACTATTTGATTGAAAAGAAACCACAATTGGCAACACAGAAATTGCAGATGTATGGTGAAATAAAATCTGAATTCACAACATTCCATAAGTTCATCAGATCACTAGGAATCAATATTGTTTTCATCATGCACAGCAAAGAAACATTTGAAGGTGAAATGAGAAGATTGAAACCATTGGCAGAGGGTTCATCATATGACCAAATAATTGCCAAGTCTGACATGATTGGATATTTGCACAAAGATTCAGCAGGCAACACAATCATTGATTTCAATGCATATGATTGGAAGGTTGGTAAAAACAGTGCAGAACTTGCACCATATGCAATTCCACATTATTCAGAAATGGGAATGCTATTGCAACAAATCATTGATGACACAAAAGAGGCATTTAACCAAAACAGAATATCACAGGCACAGGCAATTGACACAATCAAAGCAACAATCAGAGAGGCGCACAATTTGCAATCAGTGGATGAATTCAATGCATTCTTTGAAGCATTGCAGGCAAAAGGACTTGGCAAAGGTGAAAAGACTCAAATTTGGAATGCTCTCTTGAATCATGCAATCAATTCAGGTTTGGAATTCGACACAAAGGAAAAAGCATTCAAAGGAATAGCAGCATGATAAAGGTATCAACCACACAGATTGATTCATACAACAAATACCTGAATGGATATTTGACAGAAGATCAAATCATGGACACATTGTTAAGGCGTGGCACATCCAATTTGAAAATGGAATTAGGCAGTATGTTTCATTCATTGATTGAATTGCAGGATGCCGAATGTCCTGCAATATTCAATCAGGAGCAAATAACACATGCACGGTCATTTTTCAAAGATGGAATGCATGAAGTCAAGACAAGACAAGTTTTCGCATCATGTATTGGCAATATTGCAATCACAGGTGTTGCAGATTATTTGGTTGGAACAAAGGTGATGGAAGCAAAAACAACATGGGGTCAATTCAGCATTGATAGATATTTGGATTCTTTGCAATGGCAAATCTATTGCAGG